AAGAAGATGAAGAAAAACGCAGAAAGTTGTCCGGACAATTGTCACAGACGGTAGATGGGATTCCGGACAATCGTCACGGAGAGTGGCAGCAAGACGAACACGGACAATTGTCACGTGTCAAGAAACACTATCTGAAAGAGTACTGAAACGATTCGAGAACGCGGCTTGCAAATTCTTGGTGTGGTTATTAGTTAGCGCCAGTGAGGAGATACCCCGTGCCGGTGCCCTCGACTTTGACGGTGAAGTAGAGATTGCCTGCAAAGAGTTCTTCATCGTCGACGTCACCGTCTTGAATGCGCCAGATACGGAATTCGGGGATGAGCTGTCTTTCTTTGAGATCATTGAGGTCGAGTACGAAACCTGCAAGTGGGAACTCGATAGAACGGAAGGCAGGGGATTGTCTGTCACCGACGACCGTGCGAAGGTTGGCTTGTGAAGTGGCGCCGTCAGTCGTCCCCAGCGTTGCCGCGTCTTTGGGAACGAGACCGAAGCGGACGGCACCTTCGGCGGGCATGATGAACTCGAACCAGACGCGGGCAATTGCCACGCTTTTGAAGAGGACACGAAGGCAGGAGACTTCTGGTCGGTCGATGAGCCTGAGCGACTTATAGAGAGTAGTGCCGTGGGAAGGCATGCTGATGGAGATGCAGATGGCTGAGGATTCGGATGACATGGTTTTGAAATTGAGCCCTTAAGCTCATCGCCTAAGCCCCGCAGAACATACATGACGTGAGTCTTACTGATCAGTACGCAGCGTTCGGTAACAATCGTCGCGGCAAAATTGTCAACGAGACGGAAAGGGACATTGAAGCGCGCAAACAAGTTAGCAAGACCCTGCTGGTCCTGATTCCTGAACAGCCGGTAGGGTAAACCTAAGGCGCGCGCAACGCTGCCGGCGCAATCAACAGGATTGTGGAAGACTCGACGCGGATTCTGGGGGTGCAGGCACGTATCCTTGAAAAACCGCTCATCACGCAATGCCGACAATACTCGTATGGACACATCCACTGCCTCTGCATCAAAGCCCGTGTACATCAGTTGCAGGGCCGGCGACAGTATGCGAGTGTCTTCACCCGTGAGAGTTGTCTGCCTAGACATGTACGACATATACAACTCTGTGATTGGCACGGTAGGGTCATCTAGTCTCGCAAAGTGTCGACAAAGAACGCGGACCGGATCGGCGACGAAATGATCACGAAGCCAAAAACGTCCTGCATGATAGGCAACAGCGCCATCCACGCGCTTAATGATGACGTGATCGGAGCAAGGCAACGGATCAGCATGCGGGGAAAGAACACCCGAGATCAGGAAGTCATCACCCTTCTGAATCGACACGCCGCTCCGGAGAATGCCATGATCATACCTCGCTGCAATTGTGCACTGCATCATGAAGCAATTAGCCAACAGTGTGAAGGGATCTCCGCTAGGCAAACACCAACTAATTGACGCAGAGAATAGCCCAGGTTCGAGGCTGCGAACAGCGTAATGACGCCG